TATAAACAATATAATTATGTGTAACATACAAAGTAAATAAGGAGGGAGAAAAAACTTTACTTAAATATGTTACACAATACATAGTGTATTTCAAAATACAAAAGCTGTCAAGTACAAATATTTAATATTGTTCTACTGTTATAACTTTAATGTATTACTTCCTTCCTCTTTGAGGAGGAAGGTATGTTATAACTTTAATGTAATACATTAGGGGGCTGCTACTGCTACGCAGTTATACTGATTTTTAGGGGTATGTCAAACCTTATGGCGAAAAATGTGCCAATGTGTCGCAGATATGTTACAGTATTGTCTTAGTGTTATACCATACTAGCAAATGTGATCACAAATAAAGTGGTTATAGGTATACAAACTGGTAGGTCGAAAAAACCTCGTGTGTGTATTTATACATATATAACGTACCCCTAACCCCCCCGTGGCCCACGCCCTCCGTCGATAATAAAAACAATAGCATCGGTCATTTTTGTGGGGAAAAATCCTATAAACTAGGGCTTAATCAGTACAAATAAATATTTTCTAGGCGTTGGTATGTGCTAAGTATTTATTATTATTACATAATAGAACAGCTCATATATCAGTTAATCTAATTAGAATTGTTCTAAGTAGTACGGGTCTGATTGTTCGGTCTGTTCAAATAAAAAAAGATATACAACACGCTTGCCCACTAGCTAGAATAACCTATGCACTCAACGCATACCGCTATGCACTATACGCATACCTAAACGGTCATACTGTCACGATATTACTGTCACATTAACGT